ACACCATCTTCTGCTGACACTGCCCAAAGGTCGTCGCCTGCACCAATAGTGATCATTGATGTTTGTGTTGCAACTGCGTGAATCCCAGTTGTAGTTGTCACAGATGAATTGCCAATGTAAATCTCTTTGTTCTGGTTGTGTTCATGATTGTGAATGCAAACATGTTGGCTCATGCGGTCAGGGCCAACAATTTGTCGTGGAGTGTTTGCCGTCAAAGTAAATTGCGCGGTGGAAATTGGCATTCAGAATCCTTAGAGCATTAGAAGCAGTTCTGCTTCATCTTCTAGTATTGACCATTCTATCTGCGAAACAACATCAATCTTCAATGTTCCTTGCAGGCTGCTAGTCGTGGCGAGAATAGTTGCAGGGACTCTGACTGGTCTTGCAGGCAATGTTTGCGTGATGACAACTGGTGCAGGTTGTGGAACTGGTTCAGGTTTTGGTTGTCGCTTTGGTGGTGCTGGATAAGGTCGATTTGATCCATAACCCTGTGGCTCTGGCTCTGGTGGTGTTGGCGGTATAACAGTTGCAGTGGCACTTGCATCGAGCGTTCCAAGTGAACCCATAAATACGGGTTTGATAATTGGTGTTGTGTTTGCATTTGAAGTCATCGCCCCAAGAGCAGACTCAGCCGCTGCGACATGTATAACGACAGCACTCGCAACACTCGTCAATCCACCAAGTTCAGATGCAAAGACTGGAACTATCTGTGGAATGGTGTTTGCTGTGGCTGACAGCGATCCTAAGCCACTTGCAGCACTTGCTTGATGAATGACTTGTGTTTCTGTGGATGCCTGTAAAACGCCTAGAGAAGCAGCAGCAGAAGCCTGATGTATGACGCTTGAACTGGCAGAACTAACGATTGCACCCAAAGTTGCAGATGCAGAAACAATAACTACTGGTGTCGAACTTACAGATGCAGTCAGAGAACCAAGCGGTGCTGATCCGTAAGCGAGAGTTGTAAGCGTGCCGTTATAAGTTGAAACAGTTGCGTTGTAAGTAAGGTCACCAGCATTATAGGCAGACTTTCCACCAACAACAGATTGATCAAGTTTGCGTGCATCAAGCACCATTTGAGCAAGTCGAACAACACGATCAGTGTCAAGAACAAAGTCGTTGAGTTCAGACGAACTCATGGCTTAACTCGCTAAGGTCAAAGATGTTGTGAAAGAACCAGCAGTGATTGTGTAAGTGTCGCCTGCTGTGTAAGGGTTTCCAGTGATTGTTCCTGAAAACAAGAAGTTGCCACCAGTCAATGCATCCCATGCAGTAAAGAATGTTGCATCCTGACTGCCTGAAATGTTTGTCCAACTAACGTCAGTATCAGAAGCAATTGCTCCACCAGATGCGCCAGCGAATGAAACAGCCTTGCGAGTTGTCTCAGTTGCAGGATTAGCAGTACCCGCTGCAGCAGGATCGCCAATGTGCAATTGCACATACGGAGCCGTTACTGCAAAAGCAGTGTTGTTTCCTAGAGCATTCAGCAAACTGTTTGCCAAATGTTCGCTCATTCCTGTTGCCATTAGTTTTCAACTCTTTCAATGATGTTTACGATGTGACCATTATCGTCACGCTCGACTGTTCGAATTGTTGTTTTTTGCTGTGGTGCTTCAACTGTGATGTTAGGTGGAGCGACGTTGATCACTGCAGGTGGAACATTCACAATTGTTTCTGGCATCTGTACGTTCACATCATGTGTGCGTTGTACGTCATAAACAGATTCAGGTGCTTCAGGATCAATCTGAGCAACGCTCTGCAACTGAACACTTGGAACACCAGTGTGTGTGATCGTTGGCAAATCTAGAGCAGCCAAAACCCCAGCAGGATCGAACCCAGCAAGAATAAGTTTCGAAGCCATCGTGACACGCTTGTCTGTCTCAACGAGTGAAGCAGCACCCAAATCCACGTTAGCCAAAGGAACGCGATAAACATCGCCACCATCAACAGGTCTGAGGTCTTCGAAGCGTCTGATGTCATTGACTGAGAGGAATCCTGCCTGTGATCCAATTGAGTAACCTTGCATTCTTGTGGAGAAGTCGCCACGCAACAATCCATCAACATTGAAACGAATGAATGCGCCTTGTGGAAGAAGTGTGGAGTACGCATCTTCCATCTTTGCGATGTAAGGCCGCAAAGTGTGTGTTACGAAGTTGATGTTTTGTTGTTCAACTGAATTGTACGACATCGCACCAGCAGTTGTAACGCCAATCATGTGTGGTGGAACTCTGAAGATACGAGCGATCTGTTCAACAGCAAACTTTTGTGAGTCAAGCATTTGTGCTTCATCAGGATTTACACCAGTGCGAACAAACTTTGCGCCACCAGTCAAGATGCCAGTCTTGTGTGCTTTTCTGTATCCACGATGCTTGCCATCAAAGCCTTCAACTAATTGCTTTGCTTGCTCTGAGTTCAGACCCATTGGAGTTTCAATGATTCCTGAAGTGGTTGCGCCTTGACCAAAGAAGCGAGCAGCGAATGATTGCAGTGCTGATGAAAGACCAAGGTTGTCTTTCAATTCTGTAACGCGGCTCATTCCACGAAGGTCGCCAGCCTTACGCATTTCAGTGATCTGCAACATGTCTTGCGCGTAGACAGGATAATCCTGATTGCTGTCAATGATGTAAACAAGTTCTCTTGTCACTGGTTCGCGTGTTACTTCTACACGACTTGGATCAATTACAACAAGGTTTGCAACCTGTCCAGAGTTATCTCTGTAAATGCGAATGAATGCGTTTCCATCTAGAAGTAGTGAAATCAGAACTTGCTGGTAATGCTCAGTTCGCAATAAATCCACATCGGGTCTTTGAATCCATGCAGGCTGTGGGCGATAAGGAACACGATCACCATCACGACGAATAAAAGAATCAACTGGAAGTGTTGAGATGGTGTCTGAGATAAGTAGAACGCAGGCGTAGAAAGCATTGATTTGCATCGATGTCTGTTGGTCGATGTTTGCGCCAGATTGCGTGGTGAACGCGAATGAATCGCCTGCTCCCCAAATCGATTGAAAACTTATGGCACGTTCTTCTTTGTTGCCACCTGTTAAATTTCCGAGCATTACTGACCCTTCTCAATTGCTAGTCCAATAAGCAAAGCACTAGCACCAGCAGCAACAATTCCTAATGGCAAACTAAACACACCTAGACCGATGGAGATTGCAGTTAGACCTACCAATTGCAGAATTGTGGCAAACATGGGACTCCTAAAAACTAAAGAACTGAGGAACAACGGGTTCTTCACGCGAAACTGTTGCCCTATCAAATCCAATGATACTAGCAACAGCCGCGTCAATCTTGCGTGGCGAGCCACGATGTTCTTTGACAATTCGTGGCCCTAGTCTGTCAGTCTTGATTACTGCGTTCATCAGATGCCTTGCAAGCAACGGATTGCCATCATGCGTGAGTTTCCCAGACACTACGGCTTCAAAGAATTTTTGGCAGGCAGGAACCATGCGACTCGCAGAAGTAGAAGGCCACTCGACAACTGGCAGCCCTAAGTTGTCCAGCACTTGCATTGTTCTTTGCCATCTGAAAGGGTCACAGGCAATCTCTCGAACATTGTGGTTCTGGCAAAATTCGATGATGGTGTTTTCTACATCTAGTGAATCAACGCGCCAGTCATCGTCATCAGTCGGTTGTTTTTCCCACGCCTTAACCATGAAAACATGTGGTTGATCTTCTTGCGTTACTCCAATAACAACAGATGCGTCACCAGAGAACGATCCATCGAATCCAAGAATGACAGGAACTTGATCATCAATCACACGTTCTGCTTCTAGTGGTTCCCATGATCCGTTAGGCAACCAAGCAGTCTGAGATGAAACCCACTGGTTGCATCGCTTGGTTCTGAATTCTGCTTCTGGGGTTCGCCTAACCATCGCAGCAAAATCTTTTGGATCATTCAAATCACCAAAAGCGGGATTTGCAAGTTTCCAAGTTTCTTCCAGTGTGTGATCTGATTCGTTAGGTGCTTCCCACCATGCCATGAAGAATGTTGGATCATCAATCTCACCCGCTGCAACTTTTTTGCCGTATTGATAAAGAGAGTAGGCAGTGGAGTCCTGACCAGTTGAGTCTGAGCGAACTCCTGCAGTTGTGATTCCAATAAGTATTGGTTCACGTCTTGCACCCATACCAAGTTGCATAACATCCCACAGTTCACGATTTGGCGCGGCGTGAATTTCATCATAGAGAACTGTTGTCGGGGAAAGACCTTCTTTGGTCATATTTTCTGATGAAAGAACTCTGTACACAGAACCAGTTGCAGGAACTTCAATTGCATCTCGATAAACCTTGCAAAGTTCTGCTAGTTCAGGTTCTGCTTCAATCATTTTTTTGGCATCACCGAAAACAATTCGTGCCTGCTCTTTGTCAGCCGCACAAGAATAAACTTCACCACCATTAGGCCCCATCAATAAAGACCACAGAGCAATTCCAGAACCAACGGCACTTTTGCCATTTTTTCTTGCCATTCCGATCAGTGCAGTACGGTGCTTAAATCTTCCATCTGCACCAACTGCAAAAAGATTTCGCATGAGTTCTTCTTGCCAAGGTCGAAGTCGCATTGCGTCACCTGAATAACCAGCAACAGTTTCTTTTGTCTGAATTGCAAAGGTGTTTATGAAATCAGTTATCTCCCAGCCACGCGATCTTTCCAGCGACTCAAGATCAACGGGAGTCAGCAAGGCTGGCGGCCATGATTCAATTTCTGTTTTGACGCTCACGAAGTTCTTCCAGTTTGCTTCTAGCCTTCACTTCAGCAACTCCCATTCGAGTTCTGTCCACAGGAGTGAAACCAAGCAAAGACAGGTTTCTGATAATTGATGAATCTAAATCTCTTAGTGCCTTGCGTTCACGCCACGACTCAGGATTGTTCCAGACCAAAGCACGCAAGCGAACTCTTTCATCAACAAGTTCACAAGTCATCAAGAGCAGTTCAGAATCAGTGCGTGGACTGATCCAAGTTTGTCCCATGCCCCATGTGCGATCCCATAGTGAACGACCTGCTTCAAACAGTTGTCGCTCTGGTTCTGGAATTGCATCAATCGCAGGAAGCATCACAACTTTGTTTTGATCAGGCAAAGGCCTTCTTGAAGGATTTCCAAGCAATCTTTTTTGCTCAGTTGGTTTTGGTGGATTGGGCATGATTCCTACTCTGGTACAAACTCAGCACCACAGTCAGGACAAGTGACTGGTCTGCGTTTTGGAATTGGTAGTTCTTCCGTCGGTGGTTGAAGTTTCTCAAATCCAACATTATCTAATTCCCAGCCTACTGAATCTAGTTCGATTAGTTGCGCCGCTAACTTTTCAGAATCCCATTCAGCAAGTTCTGCAGTTCTATTGTCTGCAAGAGCGAATGCACGCGCTTGTTCCCATGACCAACCTGCAGGAGTGTAAGCAACTTCAATCTCTGACCAACCAAGAGAACGCGCTGCTTCCAAAGTTCCATTGCCAGCAATTACAACACCAGCAGCAGTGGCAACGATTGGTTTGCGTTGCCCAAATGTTTCAAGTGAACCAGCAATGGCTTTGATGTTGCGTTCAGAATGCTTGCGTGCGTTGTCAGGATCGTGCTGCAACTTGCCAATTTCGACCGTTCGAATGTTTAGGCTCATGCGTTTAGTTTTCCACAGAAACGCAAAGTTATCCACACTGACACCCGTTTCAAAAAACCGTTTTCAACTGCGACTCTCTGCATTGGCA